GCGTGTACATCGGCAATGGGCTAATTGGCCATCACCTGCTCTGGCAGTTGTCAGGTCGGCAGCCGGCCTCAGTTTGGCGGCCCAAGCTGGACTTTCTGGTGCGACACAAAGACCTGCCCGACGATTGGGAGCCCAACGATGTGTGAGATTAACAGCATTCTGCGAAGCCGTATCCACGTACTTACGGCTGAGGATCGGGACGCTCTACGAGAGTTCGCCCGCAAGCGTGTTGCCGTTGCCATCGACAGCGAGCACGTCAAGTTCTGGCAAACGGTTGTTGAGGCGTGCGCCCACCCCAAGAGCGATGGCACGGTGACAGGGGAGGAAAGCTGATGCGGACAATCCACCTCTACGGCAGTATGGGCGAAGCCTTTGGGCCGAGCTTTCGTCTGGACGTGCGGTCCCTGGCAGAGGCAGCCCACGCCCTGGGTTGCCAGCTTCCCGGCTTCCGTGAGGCCCTTGAGCAGGGGCGCTTCCGGGTGACGTGCGGTGCCTCGCGCACCAAAGGGCTGCGCCTGGACAAAGAGCTTATCACCTTCGGCCTGCCGGCTGGCGATCTGCATATCGTGCCGGTCGTCAAGGGTTCAGGCCGTGGTGGTGGCCTGGGCAAGATCATTGCGGGCACCCTCATTGCGGCGGCCTCGTTCTTCGTGCCGGTGGGTGGCTCGCTGCTTCTCAGCCTCGGCGCCGGCTTGGCGCTGTCCGGTGCGTCCACGCTGCTTTCCCCTAAGAAAAAGAACCAGCCCACCAAGCGGTCTTACATGTTCGACGGCTCGGATGGGGAGGAAGTTGAGGGCGGCTGCGTCCCTGTCATCATCGGCCGGTGCATGGTCACGGGCAAGCCCGTCTCCCAAGGCGTCACCACCTCGGACTCTAACGGGCTGATCTAATGAAGCGCATTGACGAGCTGCGCCGCCTCATTGAGGACGTGACCGGCCACAGCCCCGTGCTTAACGTTGCCGGTTCCGGTGGCGGTAGCAAAAAGGGCAGCGGCGGTAGCGCGTCCACGGCGCCCGATACCCTGTTCTCCACGGCCACTGTCCGCATCGTGGACATGCTGGGCGAGGGCGAGATCGTCGGTGTGGTCGGCGGCTTGCAGGGGATCTATCTTAACGATATCCCCGTGCAGAACGCCGATGGCTCGTTCAACTTCAAGGGCTTCTCTGCGGACTTCCGGGTTGGTGCACCGGACCAAACCTATCTGCCGGGTTATCCCGATGTGCAGAACCCGCAAAACATCGGCGTCAAGGTCAACCAGCCTACCCCCGTCTCGGCGTCCATCACAGAGCCGGCTGCCGACAGGGCGCGCGTTACCATCCAACTGCCTGCTCTCTTCCTGGCGAAGAATGACGGCAGCATGTCCAACAACTCGGTGGTGTACCGCATCGAGGCCCGTTACAACGGCGTCCCGTGGGTCAACCCCATCGGGGATCAGACCATCACGGGCAAGACCACCTCGGGCTACTTCCGCAGCCACGAGATCACCCTGCCCAAGAACCCCAACGGCACATCTGCGCCTTGGACGGTGCGTGTCACCCGGCTGAGCCCCGACACGGACGGCTTTAACAACAGCCAGACCAAGTACACTAACCAGTCGGATACCGTCTTTTATTCTCTCACCACCATCATTGACGCCAAGTTCTCCTATCCCCACACGGCTTACGTGGGCATCACGGCGCAGGCGTCGTCTTTCGGCAGCACGGTTCCGGTTCGCAAATACTTGGTGGATGGGCAAGAGCTGTCCGTCCCAAGCAACTACGATCCCGCCGCGCGCACCTACACGGGCATTTGGGACGGCACCTTTAAGACTGCCTACAGCAATAACCCTGCTTGGGCACTCTACCTGTTGCTGCAAAATGATCGCTTTGGCCTGGGCGAATACGTTGACGCGGCTGCTATCGACAAATGGTCGCTGTACGAGATTGGCCGTTACTGCGACCAGTCCGTCTCTGACGGCAAGGGTGGGCAGGAACCCCGTGCCACCTTTAACGGCGTCATCGAGACACAGCAAGAGGCTTTCGAGCTTCTGCAAATCGTGGCGCAGGTCTTCCGGGGCCTCGTGTACTGGTCTTCGGGCAGCGTCACGGCTGCGCAGGATCGGCCGCGCGATCCCATGTTTCTGGCCACCGAATCCAACGTCATTGACGGCCTGTTCACCTACTCGTCGTCGAGCTACAAGGCCCGGCACACCGTGGCCGTGGTGCGCTTCCAAGACCCTGACAACCTGTACAAGGTTGACTATGAGGTGGTGGAGGATGAGGACGGTATTGCGCGTTACGGGTACAATCCGACGCGCATCGACTTGCTGGGCTGCACCTCGCGTGGACAGGCCCACCGTGCCGGCTCGTGGATACTGTTGACAGAGCTGCAACAGACGCAGGCTCTCAACTACAAAGCCGGTTTGGATCACGCCACGGCACGGCCGGGCGACGTGGTTGCCGTGCTCGACCCTAGCGTGGTGACGCTGGACGCCTCCGGCGATCTCGGCGGCCGGCTGGCCTTCGGCTCGACCGACACCGTGCTTAACCTGGACCGCCCTGTCATTCTGGATGGTAGCGCCTACACGGTGTCCGTGGTGCTGCCCGATAGCACCATCAAGACTGTACCTGTCAGCAACGGGGCCGGCACCTTCTCGCAACTGCAACTCTCGCAGAGCTTGGGCGTGGCCCCCGATGCCGCCGCTGTGTGGGAGGTGGCCGGGCCAACTAAGCCGCGCCTGTTCTCCATCATCTCGGCGCACGAAGCCGAACCGCACATCTATGACATCTCGCTCTTGCAGTATGAGCCGAGCAAGTACGGCGCGGTGGACGATGGGGCCAAGTTCGAACCCACGATCTTTTCGCAGTTGGGGACCAAAGTTGACGCGCCCATCAATCTGACGGTGCGCGAAAGCCAATACATGGAGCTGGGGCAGGCAAAGCAGGCCCTTACTCTGTCCTGGCAGCCGGCCAGCCCCTTCAACGTCACGGGCTATTACATCACAGCAATCCGGCCCTCCGGGGCGGCCATCAATGTGCCGCGCACGGTCTCCGTCTCGGTGGACTTTATCGACGTTGACCCCGGCGATTGGATTTTCCTTGTCACGACCGTTGGCCTCAACGGCAACGCCTCGCTGCCCACGCAGCTAACCTACACGGTGAAGGGTTGGCAAGGCCAAGACCCCACCGTTGTAACCAATCTGCAAGTGCTTGGTGGCGGCAATACGTTCAACGGCCGGGCCTGCACCCTGACGTGGACCAACGTTATCCCTGCAACCGTGACGCCTTACCCCGTCGTCAACGTGGTGCGGGTCTACGACGTTAGCTCGGCTGTGCAGGTGCACTACGAGGTGCTGCCCCCTGGGGTGACGCAGTGGACCTACGACTACGATGTCAACACCAATGAGGGTGGTCCGCGCCGCAACTTCCGGGTGGCTGTCTCGGCCCGCTACGCTTCGGGATCGGATGGGCCGCAGACCTCTTTGGCTGTCAGCAACCCGCCCCCTGCCAAGGTGGCACCGGACCTCACCGCCGTATCAGAAACGTTCTTCGTCAACATCAAGCAGCCCACCGATGGAGACTGGACGGGCTACCTGATCTGGTACAGCAAGACTTCCGGTTTCAACCCTCTCACCGTACCGCCCAACCTCGACACGAACAACAACCTCAGTGCCATTCCCGGCACCAGTGGGGCGACCTATTACGTCCGCGCGGCGGCCTACGATGCCTTTGGCAAGAACCCCGCCGAGCTTAACATCTCGGACGAGTATTCCGTAAAGCTTACGGTGCTGCCGATCGACACGACAGCACCCACCATCCCCGGCACGCCCACCCTCACCACCGCAGCGGAGACGGCGGCCGATGGCACCGTAACTGCCGTCATTCGTGCCACCTGGGCCGCCAGTAGCGGCAGCAACTTCGCTGGCGTCTATCGGGTGGGCATCGCCTACCCCGGCGCCGACTTCGTGCTCGACTTGGTTGCTACGGCCACGTGGGAGATACACAACCTGCCCGTCAACACCACCTTTCAGGTGAAGGTGCAGGCGGTCGCGGCCAACGGTCTCAACTCCTCGGGGTTCAGCCCCGTGGCCAGCATCACCACGGCCAAGAGCACGGCCATCCCGGCCAACCCCACCAGCGTTACGGCCACTGGCACTTATCAGGGTGTCACCGTGACGTGGTTGCCTCCTGCGGCCAAGGACATTGCGTACACGGAAGTGTGGTCGGTGGATGGCAGCAACTCGTCTGCAACCCCTCCGTCCAATGCCGTCATGGTTCAGGTTGGCTATCCCACGTCCCTGTACATTGACCCATCAGTGCCGGTGACAGGGGTTCGCACTTACTGGCTGCGGTCGGTGTCCACCTCCGATGTCAAGGGTAACGGCTACACCACCCCTGTCACCGCAACAAATCCGCAGATTGCCAGCAACGCCCTGGCCAACAACATCATCGACTCGACGAAGCTGGCCACGTCCATTGCGGCGCCTATCGTCGTTGCCACCCTGCCCACCACCAAGATCGCGCAGTTTGTCA